ATGGCTGCGCCGGTTTGAGGATTACGACCTTGACGTTCTGCACGTTCAACAACACTTAGTTTCACCAAACCAGGTATTGTCACCTCGCCATCGTTCGCCAGTTCGTCATGTACAACGGTGGCCAGATGATTAAGTACGTTGTCCACAGTGCCTTTTGGCAGGTTGTCGCCGTGGTCACAGATTGCATTTATTAATTCTGCTTTAGTCATTTTATTGTTCCAGTGTTGTTATATAAATCGCTGTTTTTTTTGCTTATAGCCTTACTTATAGCCCGTAGCTCCATTTATTATTTGGGCGTAGTTGAACCGTCACGGTTTTCGGCTTACAAACCCGTGATGCCAGTTTTTTCATTTTGTACTCATTACGTTGTTTTTCAGTGCTGTATTCCCCCCTGATAAATCCCATATATAAAGCGATATCAAAATGCACTTTCCGCACCGGCAACCTTGTTCTTTTCACCTTGTACCTTGTACCTTGCACCTGATCTTTCATACCTCTTCCTCTTTTACTTCATACCAAAAGCTGTCCTTTTCTTCCCGCATAGCTCCGACCGCTTCCAACTGCTTATCAGCCCATTCTTTCATCACGTCCTTATTCAGACTTTCTTTAACAGTGATGGCGTTTCGTAACCCTAATTCCTTGATTTTGGCTATCACATCCGCGACCTTGAAACCTTTCATGTTTTTAATCGCGCTGGATTTACGAAAGCCGAAACTACCAAACAGCAAATCAATGGTTTTTTTATCGCTAAATAACACCGGTTTGTTGTATTCGGCATAGGCGGCCAGGCTGGCCTCTAGTTGCTCTCGCTTGGTTTTATGGGGTTCCGCTGCCTGACCCGCTTCAGTTTTTGCCTGGTCTATCGTTTCATTTAGCTCGTAGTCAATGGTGGTTAATTCCCGGTCCAGTTCGGCTATTTCGCTGAGCCTGGCGTTAAATTCATCCAGGTTGCTGATCGGGGTGAATGTTGGTTTTTTACGTGTAGCCATTTTAGCTCTCCATTTTTCGGTGATTTTTATTAAAAATTTGTTGAGATAGGTTACACAAGGCATCGCCGATGGAAAGTAACAGCAATCCGACAAATGCCATCACAGTTGCTACACAATTACTGAGATAACGTTTCATTTTCTGTCCTCGTTCCATTCAATTTGACAGCCATTGATATGCGCAACTTTATGTGTGTATTTATTTCCGGAATTATCTTCACCCTGGCCCTTGTAATGATTGCGTAAATTGTTGGTACCGGGGCAATGCATCACTTCTATTAACGGGTGCGGATGGCGAAAGGTGACACTGACAACCTCGACACCAAGTTCTGCAAGAATTTGAACCGCTTTACAGGCAATCCGCGCTTGTATGCGGATTTTTTCTTGATCGGGATAGTGTTTTTTAAATGGCATGGTGTTCTCCTAATGTGCTGTGCGGACAGTTGCCGCGACAGGCTTTGAATAGTTTGACTCGCATGGGGTTGATGGATGAAAACGGCTGTTTCTGGTTTTCCAGGCAAACATGCCCTGCCATTTCTCCCATCACGGGGCAATCCACTTTTTCATTCATAAATGCACCTTTAACAGCCTTTTCAACTTTGTTTAAGTCGCCTTTATAGGTGCCTTTTAGCACTTGGTTGACAACGGCGGCTGAGTAGCCCATTTGTTCGCCTACCCATTTCTGACTGCGGTGATTACATTGTTCGCGTAGTGCGTTAATCCAAGTCATGATCAACCCCTTCTTGATAAACAATCATCCCCAGGTTTGGGTCATACAGTGTTTTTAATCGCTGTATTTGCGGCGGTTTGGGGCCGGTGTTATACCTTGGGTTAAAACGATAAACGGCCTGTTTGCCATGCGTCGAGGGCTTGACCAGGATTAAATAATCAGCGTGGTGCAGCGCTTCAGCATAACTAGCTGCCTCGCTTTCTTTCACCGGGTGTTGTTCTGTACTGGCAGCCAGAGCAAGATCTCTACGATTAAATTGTTTGAGAATCTTAATGGTGCGCCACAGCTGCTCGCGTCCGCGCCCCTGGGTAACTTCCGAGCCGTCCTTACGCACCCTGGGTGCTTCTATGCCACTGTCTTTTTCCAGTTTGTAGACATTGATATAACCACGCCCATCTTTTTTAGGGCGTGTTCCGCTGGTGCTGATAATCCCTGCGGCCTCAAGCCCCTGTATGTAAGAGCGTATGGTAGCAAGGGGCATAATCACTTTTAATTCACCCTGGATATCGGTGCGGGTAAAGGTTTTTAATCTGCGAATAATCGACCAGATTTGTTCGCGTTTGTTTTTGCCGCTTGATTGCTCTATGTGGGCGGGTTTTCTGTTGTTAGGCATATTTCCCTCCACAAAAAAGGCAGTAAGTGAAAATCATGTTTTCTGATAATTTACGTTCCTTAAAACCCCCTTTTTTTAATGGAAAATCAGCCGTTACTTTTACCGCCATAAACCCTTTTTCTTTTAATTCATTACCAAGAATTAGCGCGTAGCCCATTAATCTTGCTCTAGCGTTCTTTGCTTCTGGTTTTAACTCAATAATCCGTTTGGTTAAATTGCTCTCAATCACTTCTCTACAGTCACACATTTAAAGGCTCCTTTTTGGCGCTTCGCCGGTATATAGTTCTCGTTTGCTGCTGTTCCAGGTAGCTAGGTCTATTTCTGTTTGCCCAACATCCAAAGCCGTTCGGCGGATCATTTCTATGTTGACGCAGATTCGGCGCACACAGCCCTTATTGACACGCTGTATGCGGTTTAACAGATCGTCTGCTATATCTACATCAGGGCTGTATAGCTCAGACAGGTGGCTGACATCCTCCAGGTCCGCTGGCTGTGCAGGCACCCAATCAAGCATTCTGTTATGGAAGCGTTCCCATATTTTCAGCTTTGCCGGTAACTTTTCTTCACCAATCAATAAAATTGCGGCATTGCTACCTTCGTATATGTCGCGAATCACTTCCACGGCCTTTTTCTCTACGATATGATCCATTTCGTCCACAATTAACGGTCTGCCTGATAGGGCCAGCTGCTCGCTGATCTGCTCGGTCATGTCATAAATAGTCGTGGCTGGCACAATGCCCATTGATCGAAGAATTGATACCAGCAGAGCTTTTCGCGTCCAGCTGGATTTGCATTCAACGTAATAAGCCCGAAAGCGATTAGCCGTGTAAGCTGCGCTAAACGATTTTCCCCAGCCAGACGGGCCATAGAATGTAACCATGCCGGGCAGGTGTGGCGGTCTGTTAATCGCTCGTTCCAAAGCGCTTGAGCATAGCGATACATTCGCCAGCGGTGCTATTGTGTTGATTGTGTTTGACGTTTCAGTCATACTATTCCTCGCATTGTGGTTTTAATGTAAGCGCCTGTTGCAGCAGGCGCATCTTTAAGCTTTCCTTGTCCCTAATAAATCGTCCTCTGTTTGTTTAAATGTTTTCCAGGTCTGTGTTTTCTGGAATTCCTTATAAAATTCTGCTTCTTTTTCGCTGATTCCCAGGTCTTTATTAAGTCTCCTGTTTAAGCTATTCCATAGCCGCCAGCGCTGTACTTCATTCATTTGCATTACGTTAAATTCCGGCTCTTTCTGAAGCATGGCCTTTGCTTCTGCTCTTCGTTCCCGACGTGCCTGTAATTGTTCAGGTGTATCTGGCATTACGCCACGATTGGCCCTGTCTGCTGCTGCGGCTGCATCAAGTGCAGGTGTTGTGTGAGTGATGCCTACTTTTAATCGAACAACATTGCTTTGCTCGGCTTTTTCTCTGAGCATTTCTTCAGCTATGTCTTTAACATTGGCTTGTTTGGCTATGCGTTTTAATTCGCGTTTGGCTTCAGTGACGGCTTTTTGTTGCAGTTGTTTACTGCGAGCAGCAACTTCTTGGCGGTCTATACCCTCATAGTCTGAACGGGCTATACAAACAAATTCGCTATCGCCATAAACCATCACCCGACCAAAATCATCAGGGTCTTGCAGGCATAAAACTTTTTGATCAGGATGTTCGATTGACCAGGCGGCCAGTTCGGGAGCTATATAATAGATGTTGTTTATCTTTAGCCCTTTTTTACCGATAGTGCGTAATCCATCACCAATGCCGCCAATAACAGGTTGTAATAGCAGATCTAATGCGCGCTCATTTTTAATGAGGCGTAAGGGTTCGGGCCATTCAATAGCCATTTGTTCAGGCGTTTTGCCCTTTAAACTGCCATGAACGCGCTGGTGATAGATGTTTTTACACCAGTTGTCGCAAAATGTTTGCAGCTGCTCGGCTGTCATTTTTATTTCAATTTGATGATCTTTTTTGAACAATCTGTCTGAAAATGCTTTTCTAGCCTCTATGGCTGAACGTTCAGCTACGTTATGCCCTATAAATCCCGGCATCAGTTCAAGTACATCACTGCTGAATGTGCGAAAAAACCGCTCCACAAAGGGCTTTTCTTGCGGACTAAAGGGGTTTGATCTGTCTTGCTCAATATCCAGGCCGTTCAACACTCGCGTAATGTGCATGGAAATGTAATCTTTACCGTTGTCTGTTTTAGCAACTTCCGGCATGCCCCATTGCACGATGGCTTTACGCATTAACCGTGCGTTGGCTTCTGAAATAGCCGTTTTTGTTACTAATATAATGGCGCGTCTGCTATAGACATCTATTAATGCAGTCAGGGCATAGCGCCCATCTTCTAAAAGGATATCAGCGGGTGTGCCATCTAATTGCCACTCTTGATTAAGACGTAATACGTGTGCAGCTGCATCACCAAAGGCCAACATCCGTTTGTTTTTCCATTCGTCTGGGTTGACTGTTGCAAGATAAGCATCGTGATTTTCTTTTTTCCAATTATTGACCCAGCGTTCCAGCGCACGTTTACCCGGTAAACTTAGTTCACTGTCACTAAACCGCTCTTGCATGGCTCTATGCATCAGGGCACTGCTAATATGCGGGTATTCGCGAATCATACCTAACGAGAATTGCTTTAGAGGTTCTTGTATATCGATCTTTGAAGAGCCTTTACGCTTGCCATAATGACCGCTTAAACCCCCATTTCCTTCTTGTTTTATCCTAGTCACCCAGCGGTAAACAGTGGCAGGATGAACCGATGGGATCAAGTCACGCACCCAGGTATCAATTTGTATCTGATTTTCGTTATACAGCATGCAAAAATGCAGATGGCCAGCGCTAATTTTTAAGCCTGAATTTTGAATATAAGTCTTTCTAGCTTGTAAGAAGAGGGTTTTTGCCTCCATCCTAAGTTTGGCCTTGCCCTTTAGATTGGTTGTTGCAATCAAACCCGCTTCCTGCTGCACCTGAATCTGCACATCAGTCATGGTTTCTTTTAGCTGAACCTGTCGGGCTGCAACCTGGCCTGTTTTTAACTCATTACCAATAGATTTTGCAGCCAGGTGAGAGCGCGTTTCTTGTGGAAGGCTGTCTATCGGATATTCTTTGCCACCGCCTCGGCCTGCTTGTTTGCGAAAGTCCCAGTTTTCTAATCTGCATTTTTTATTAACACCTTGCACTGTCTTTGGCACGCCCGGCATCCCTACCAGCTCTTTAGCGCTGTAATGAGTTTTCATACCTCTTCTCCAAGCACTTTTTTTAGTTCTCTGATTTTCCGGGCTGCATTTTCTTTAATAAGTTCTAATTTACCCAGTTCACCTTCCAGTACATCTTTGCCGTAAGAAACTTTCCCGCCCCGTTTGGATACATGCCAGTCAGTCAATCGATGCGAATGGCAAACCTCTTCAAGAACCAGTACCTGGTAAAACGGAATATTATGATCTTCACGAGATTCAGAGGCCCAGGCATCTAGCATAAACTTGCTAACGGTACGGCCTTCAAGTCTACTCATTTCACAAGCAATCTGGTGGCGGTCTAAAGGGCTGTTTTTAATTATTTCAGCCAGCAAATTACAAACTGCCCGACGGCAATCCATCGTGCCTTCTCGTGTATTCGCAGGCTCAGGAATGTCAAACAGGTCTAACGTTTGGGTGTCTCTGACATGTCTCATGTCAAGCCGCCTCAGCTTTTTTTACATTGCAATTATTTTTACTTTTCTTTATTCTCTTGGGTATAGACTTTTTGCGCCTACCCATGGGCCTATTAGGTAGCCCATCAGCATCGTATCGCTCTGGAAATAACTGCTGAGGCGTAAGGTCTACGGCATCAGCAATTACTTTCTCTACCCGTGGATAAGGTTTGCGAAAAGTTTCATATAGGCTTTGCCGGGTATTAACCCCGTTATCCTTGCCTACTTGAGCTAAGGATTTACCCTGCATATGCAGTTGGTACATCACCCATGACCTGCGCTTTTTAGGGTCGGCTAGTATTTCTTTTAGCTTCGTGTCTATCTGTTTCATGGTTGTATACAGTACGGCACGAACGTACCAATGTAAAGCCATTTGTACCAGTTTCAAGTTAATGGATTAACACGATAGTGTCAATACATTAAAAACATTAGCAATAACAATAGGTTGGAAAACATGAAGCAAGTCAGCAAACTTGAAACTAATGGTTCAAGTTCGTCAGAAAAAGATGAAACCTTTGTTGATAGAATCAATTACCTGATTCATACGTGCAAAAGTGCATCGAAATTGGCACGAATGGCTAATGTATCTCCGTCAGCCATCCGGAAGTGGAAAAATGGTGTGTCAGAGCCTGATCTATCAAATTTAAAAGCCCTGGCTAAGGCGGGGAACCGTAGCGTGGAGTGGTTGGCAACAGGAAAAGATATTTCTGGAACGCATCACCAGGTTAATGAGCAGACTAATAGCTATGAATCAACACCAGTAGAATGGTCAGGGTTCTCCAGCATACCTCTATATAATATAGAAGCATCTGCTGGCCACGGATCAGCTCTTGAGGATGAACAGATCAAAGGAGGAATAGCGTTCCGTACAGACTGGCTGCGTGCCAAGGGGCTAAAGGAAAAACACCTGGCAACAATTACTGCCAGAGGTGACAGCATGGAGCCAACAATAAAAAATGGAGATCTACTGCTAATTAACAGCCTGGAAAAAGAAGTTGCCGGTGACGCTATTTATGTGATTAGAAGTGAAGGCCACCTTTATGCCAAACGCCTTCAGCTAATGTTCAGCGGTGAGCTTTACATCAAAAGCGACAACCAGATATACACAACGCAAATCGTCACAACAGACAAAGCCAGTGATTTAGTAATTGTTGGTCGTGTAGTGTGGATCGGTCATGAAATCTAAAGCAATTAATGTTGCAATCTACCAGACGCAGGCATCAAAAGCGGATTTTCTAAGTGACGCAAACGTATATTATAAAAATAAATTAAACGTCAATTAAACCCGCTGAAACCCAAGCGCACCAATGCATTCCCAAAAAAAACCAAAATTATTCGTTTTATCCCATTATTCGCAATATAAATGACGGGTCACAAGAGATTTCCTATATTAATCTAAAGGCGTGAGCAGTGCTCATTAGATAGTCTCATGGGGTGATTAAAAGTGAAGCTATCGTAATAAGTTAATGTTGTAGAGCGGACTTTAGTCCGCTATATTTCAGCATGAATTGCGGACTGAAGTTCGCTCTACAATAATACAATATTTTTACTTCACTTTTAATCACACCCAGTCTCATGTATCTACTTAATGGTGAAACTAAACATTGCATAGAATTTTCAGACAGAGGATTTCAA